GGGCGTTCATGGATAAAGGATTTAGATTAGATAAAAAGAACATTACTGATGAAAAAACATTAGAATGGGCTAAGAAAACAGATAAAGATGACCAAAAGAAGATTGGTAAGAAGAACTTAATGAAGTTCGAACAAATATTTTTAGGTTTAGGTGCAGAAGTGTTAGAGTTTACCTCGTCTGCACTAACAGTTAACGCTGATGGAGCAGTTCGTGATATGAAAAAACGAATTGATAAGACAATTAAAGATGTTAAGAAATCAGGTGACCCAAAAAAGATAGAAAAACTTAAATTAGAACTTGGTAGATTAAAATCTATTGGTGGTTCTAAGAAAATTGTACCGAATGAAGGTATTGTGTTCTTGTATAAAGGAAATACTTTTAAACTTACTGGTACATTCGCATCCGTAAATCAAATACTAGGTATTTTCTTTTAAAATTTATCGGTTTCTTTAATTTGATATATTTATATATAAATTATAACCTAATATATAACAATGGGTAAAGAATTCAAGAAGAAGTATATGCACCCAACTCGTAGAAAGTTGGTTGATATGGTAGAAACTGGTGAGTATGATAAAAATACTACTATTGGTTATACTAAAAAAGAAGAATCTCGTAAAGTAGGTGATGTTTGGGAAGATAAGCATAACAAATACGAGAAAAAAGAAGGATATGTTCTAAAAACAGGTAAAAATTCGGAAGCTTTCCAAGAAATTAGAAAATATCTTGAAGAACAATCAAAATGTAACAGTTCGGATTGTAAAACTATTAAAAAATCTGATAAAGATTTAAAGTTTATTAAAAACGGTGGATTTTGTATGAATTGTACTATTGAGAGAGAACATGAAATCAAAGTAGCTGGAGTGTGGCAAGAATATAACGATTATAAAGTTTGGACACGAATGATTGTATATGGTAAAACAAAATTAGAAGCATATAAACAATCAATTGATGAACTTAAAGAAGAATACGAGATGGTAGGTTCAGATGGTAAGATTACTGAAACTTGGAAGCTACCAAAATCCATAGAAGAAACCAAAAAAGATATTAAAGAACTAATTTCTTTTGGAGAAGGTGAACTAAAAGAACTAGAAGAAAAAAGACAAGTTGCTTTCGATGTATTAAAGGAAAAAAATTATGAGCATTATATTTAGTTTATTGATTAAACGATGGAGGGAGATATTAATTCTTCTTTTATTCGGAATTATTTTATTTTTAAGAGGATGTGGAACAGATTATGGAGATAAGGCTCTTGTAGAAGTAGATGGAGAACAATATGAGTTATTAGAATCAAAAACTGATACCATATATGTAGAAAAAGAAGTTAAAGTAACAAAGTATGTACCAAAGTACATTACAAAAGAAGTAATTAAAGAAGTTGAAATACCAGTTGATGTAGATTCACTTGCAATTATTAAAGATTACTTTTCAAAAGTAACAGTCAAAGATACATTAAGTTTAGCATATGATTTTCCACCAGTAGTTACCGATTCATTAGGTAACAAACCAAGTGGAGATTTAGGATTTGGTATATTAACAGATATTATCTCACAAAACAGAATTGAATCAAGAGAAATCGATTGGTATTTCAAGATTCCAACAGTTTATAATACTACAATAGTAAAAGAGTTACCAAAAAATGAATTCTATTATGGATTTGGTGCAGGAATAGACCAAACCAATGGATTAAATAATTTTAGTGGTAATGTTTTATTTAAAACAAAGAAATTAAACATCTATGGTTTAAATCTTGGGTTATCAAATCAACTTGGTGAGTATAAGCCATTTGTTGGTGGTTCTATGTATTGGAAACTAGGAAAAAAATAGAATGGCTAAACAAAGTTTAAAAGAAATAATAAAACTTGAGTATCAGAAATGTGCTGGAGACCCTATATACTTCATGAAGAAGTACTGTATGATACAACATCCAGTTAGGGGGAAAATTCCTTTTCACTTATATCAGTTTCAAGAAAGAACTTTAGACCAATTCGCAGAACATCGTTATAACATCATTCTTAAATCTCGACAAACAGGTATCTCAACCTTAACTGCGGGATTTTCACTTTGGAAAATGTTATTTAATCAAGATTTTAACGTATTAGTAATTGCAACTAAACAAGAAGTTGCCAAGAACCTTGTAACAAAGGTTCGTGTAATGAATCAATACTTACCATCATGGTTAAAACAAAATACAGTAGAGGATAACAAACTATCCTTAAGATACTCGAATGGTTCTCAGATAAAAGCAACTTCAGCCGCTGGTGATGCTGGTCGTTCTGAAGCATTATCCCTTTTAGTATTTGATGAAGCAGCATTTATTGATAAGATTGAAGATATATGGGTATCTGCACAATCAACACTATCGACTGGGGGTAACGCAATTATCCTATCTACTCCAAATGGTGTAGGAAACTTCTTTCACAAAACTTGGGTAGGTGCAGAAGAAGAAACAAATACATTCAATACAATTAGATTGCATTGGAGTGTACATCCTGAACGAAATCAAAGTTGGAGAGATGAACAAGAAGTTTTATTAGGACCAAAAGGAGCAGCACAAGAATGTGATTGTGATTTCGTTAGTTCTGGTGATACTGTGATAGACCCTCAACTACTTATGTTCTATAAAGAATCTTACATTCAAGAACCAATGGAAAAAACAGGTTTTGATGGAAACCTATGGAAATGGGAATATCCAAATTACAATAAATCTTATATGGTTGTGGCGGATGTTGCTCGTGGAGATGGTGGAGATTTCTCGGCATGTCATGTAATTGATATAGAAGAATCATCTCAAGTTGCTGAATATAAAGGTAAATTAGATACAAAAGATTTTGGAAACTTTTTAGTTTCACTTTCAACTGAATATAATAACGCATTATTAGTAATTGAAAATGCAAACATTGGTTGGGCAGTAATACAACAAGTAATTGATAGAGGATATGGAAACCTTTTCTATATGAGTAAAGATTTAAAATATGTAGATGTGGAGAATCAATTAACAAACAAATATAGAGCACAAGAAAGAGGAATGAAACCAGGATTTTCTACAACATCTAAGACGAGGCCTTTAATCATTTCTAAATTAGAACAATATATCAGAGAAAAATCAGTAACAATTCGTTCACAGAGAACAATAGATGAATTATTTACATTTATATGGAGTGGTAATAGGGCAGAAGCAATGAGAGGATATAATGATGATTTAACAATGTCATTATCAATCGGATTGTGGGTTAGAGATACTGCACTTAGATTAAGACAAGAAGGAATTGATTTAACAAAACAGGCATTAGGTGGTATTGGTGCACATTCATTGGATGTAACGGGAATGGGATTCGGAGGTAATTCTTCAATGGAAGAAAATCCATGGAAAATGCGAGTTGGAGATAGTAATGAAGACCTAACTTGGTTAATTAAATAATTGTATATTTATAATATAAGGAGAAATAACTATGATATCATTAAAAAATTTACTTAACGAAGAAATACACACAGAAGAATATACGGTAGAGAATTACCACGATATAAAAGAATTCTGTGAGTTCATGAAAGAATACAAATCTGATATGAATGAAGCTGAGTATCAAGGTAGAACAGTTAAACTTGGAAAACCGATGCAAGGTGATGTTAAAAAATTTAAGGTATATGTCAAAAACCCACAAGGTAACGTTGTAAAAGTTAACTTTGGACATGGAGGAAGTTCAGCAAAGAAATCAGGAGAAAAAACAATGTCTATTCGAAAGAATAATCCAGATGCAAGAAAAGCATTTAGAGCTAGACACAATTGTGATTCACCAGGACCAAGACACAAAGCAAGATATTGGTCTTGTAGAAAATGGTAAAACAAAAACAAATAAAGGTTATAAATTTAAATTAGGAACAAAATGGCAGATACTTCATTTTTTGGTAGGTTAACTAAACTCTTCAGAGCTCAGGCAGTTGTTACTGTCGATAAAGATGGTAAGAGAAAAGTTTTTGATACCGATGAAAGACAACAAACAAATTTATCTTCTTTAAGAGATAGATACACGAAACTTCAAAAAAGTTTTTACGAACAAGCAGGTGGTGCTCAATCAATGGCATACCAACAAGTTCGTAGAGAAGTTTTTAGAGATTACGATGCGATGGATAACGACCCAATATTGGCATCGGCTCTTGATATATACGCAGATGAATCAACACTAAAAAACGAATTTGGTGATACTCTAGGAATCGTATCAGATAATGAAAAAGTTCAAGAAATATTAAGAAACTTATTTTATGATATTCTTAATATTGAATTCAACTTATGGCCATGGGTAAGAAATATGTGTAAGTATGGAGATTTCTTCTTAGGTTTAGAAATCGCTGAAGGTAAGGGTATTGTTAATGTAACACCTCATTCAGTTTACAATACAGAAAGATTAGAAAGAACTGACCCATCGAATCCAAATTCAGTAAAGTTTAAAATTACTGAAGACCCGAATGGAAAAGAAGAATATGAAAACTTTGAAGTTGCACACTTTAGATTATTAGCAGATACAAACTGGTTACCATATGGAAAATCAATGATTGAAAATGCTAGAAGATTATGGAAACAATTATCTCTTATGGAAGATGCTATGTTAATCCATAGAATCATGAGAGCACCAGAAAAAAGAGTTTTCAAAGTAGATATAGGAAATATCCCACCAACAGAAGTAGATAACTATATGCAAAGAATTATGAACAAAATGAAGAAAGTTCCTTTTGTTGATAGAAATACTGGTGATTACAATTTAAAGTACAATATGCAAAACCTAACAGAAGATTTCTATCTTCCTGTTCGTGGTGGTGATAGTGGAACATCAATTGATAACCTATCTGGTTTGGAATATGCGAGTATTGAAGATATTGATTATCTAAAAAACAAATTATTTGCAGCACTTAAAATTCCAAAAGCATATTTAGGATATGAAGAACAAGTAAGTGGTAAGGCAACTTTAGCTGCAGAAGATGTAAGATTTGCAAGAACAATTGAAAGAATACAGAGAACAGTAGTATCTGAATTATCTAAGATTGCAATCGTACATTTATATTCACAAGGAATTACAGGTCCTGAAATGACTAACTTTGAATTACAGTTAGTAAATCCATCGTTTATTTATGAACAAGAAAAATTAAACTTGTGGAGTGAAAAAATTAGATTAGCTCAAGATATTCAATCTCTTAATATGTTATCCAAAGATTGGGTATATGAAAATGTATTTAAATTATCAGATGGTCAGCAAGATGAACAAAGAGTTGCAATGTTAGATGACTTAAAAGATAGATTCAGATTCCGTTCTATTGAAGATGAGGGTAATGACCCTGCAATGGAAGAGGAAGAACCTGATGATATTGAAGAATCAATTGAAAAACTAAAACAAGAAATCAAGGATAAAGGTGGTAGACCAAGAGAAGGTGGAACTTATAAAAAAGATAAATCTCCATTTGGTAGAGACCCATTAGGTGATAAAGAAAGAAGAAGTGCTAAAAAGAACACAACTTCTGAAGAAAAAGCTGCAAAATATATTAGCGGGATTTCATCAAAACGAAAGTATTTACACGAACTAAAAAGTATGTTAGATGAGGAAAACCTCATTAATGATACTGAAAATTAATTTATCTTTTATATTTTTATATTTATAATAAGAGAAAATTTACTATATCATAATTGGAAAATAGACAAATGAAAAAAATAAAACACTCGAAATTTAAAAATACAGGATTCTTATTTGAACTTCTGACTAGACAAATTACTTTAGAAGTGATTAATGGAACAGAAGAAAAAGCAAAGAATATTATGGCTGAGTTCTATGGAAAGGGCTCAGAAATTTCTAAAGAATTAAGACTATTTAATTTACTAATTAATGAAAAATATAGTACAGATACAAAAGCAGAAAAGTTTATATCTGCTATATTAGAAGCTCATGGTAAGATTGAGTACAAAAAACTACAAAGAGAAAAGTATAATTTAATAAAATCAATAAAAGAAAACTTTGAAATTAATAATTTCTTATCTTCTCCAGTAACTAACTATAAAATATTAGCTTCAATACACAAATTATTTGAAGGAAAAAAATTAGATGTTTTAAATGTAAAAGATGTATTTAATGCTAAAGAAACATTAGTAGAACATATATCCATATCTTCGAACACAAATAAAGATAATAATATAAAAACTAATAAGTTAGTAGAGGATTACAAAAAACAAGAAAAAGACCTCAGATTATTGACATATAAGATTCTTGTTGAAACTTTTAATAAAAAATATACTTCTCTAGATGAATCACAAAAGGGATTATTGAGAGAGTATATTAACAATGTAACTAATACATCAAAGTTCAACGAATATTTTGAATCAGAATTAATCAAAACTATTACTGAATTACATTCAATGTATAAAGGTATGAAAGATAAGATTACAAAAATAAAGTTGAGAGAAACAATAAATGTTTTGAAAAAACAGAAAATCGGTAAAAAAATTAACGATACACAAGTTTCAGCTTTAATGATGTCTTATGAATTGGTTAAGGAGATAAAAAATGTCAATGGAAAAAAATCTTAAAGAATTTTTAGAAGAACTTATCCAAGAAGTAGAAAAAGAATTGGATGAGGCAACTGCAACAGGTAATGTGGCTGGGTATAATACTCCTGCAGCATTTTCTGATGGTGGTAGAAAAGATAAAAAACGTAAGAAAAAGATTTCAACTCAATTCGGTATGAAGATAGTTGGTAAGATGGATGAAGATTCAGTAAACGAAGCAAAAGTAAACTATAATTTTTCTGAAGATGAATTAAAAAGAGTTTTAAAATTACTTGGAAGAAATGCTAGTACCGAAATAAAAATGATTAAAGCATTTGAAAAAGCATTCGGTAGAAAACTTACAAGAGATGAACTATTTGAATCATTAAACGAAGCGAAAATAAAAAGACCAGTAAATCGTTGGTTAGAATTAAAAAACGATGAAACAATGCATCCTCATAAGAAGATGGCAATGGGTTTAAAAGAACTTAAGTATCAACTTAGAGAAACTGAAAAGTTTTTTAATTGGTACAATAAGATTAAAACAATGAATGAGTTAGATTCCAATCAATATTGGAAAAGAACAAATACTCATATTTATAAGATAAAGGAGCGATTGATAAATATCGCTAAAACTATACAGGAGATTGAAAAATGAAAATAACAAGAGAAGCATTAAAAAACATAGTTAAAGAAACTATGATTGAAGAATCTGAATATCAAGAATTTTTCAAAAGAGCTTTAGAAAAAGCTGGTAAATCTATTCCACAAATGTCTGATGAAGAAAAAAAGAAATTCTTTAACAAGATTGAAAAAACTTGGAAAGGTAGAGGACCTAAAAAAGAAATTTCTGAAACAGAATTAGAAGAAGCTCAATCACCAGCACAGAAAGCTGCATTCCAAAAAATGTTGGATAAAAAAAAAGGTAAAGATGGTGGTGATGATGAAA